GGCTGTACTCGCCCCGATCGTAGCCACAGCAGCCGCAATATTTGCCTTCTGGTGGCTGGGAAAATACAGCCTGTTGAATGAGCGTGACATTGTCGGAACCACAATTACCGTGTGGTGTGCGGTAGTAATCCGCATCATGCTGTGGGCGGAGAAGGAGGAAGCAGAATGAAAAAATATGAATTAACAGAGGAAACGGTCACAGTTTACGGGAAAACACTGTACCGGATCAGAGCAGTGCGTGATTTCGGGTCTGTCAAAACTGGAGAGTTCGGCGGATACATCGAGAAAGAGGAAAATCTTTCACATTTCGGAAATGCGTGGATTTCCGGCGATGCGTGGGTTTACGGCAACGCAAGAGTTTTCGGAAATGCGTGGGTTTACGGCGAAGTTCAGGTCGCCGGCAATGCGTGGGTTTACGGCAATGCAAAGGTTTACGGCGATGCAAGAGTTTCCGGCGATGCAAGAGTTTTCGACAATGCAAAGGTTTACGGCGATGCAAGAGTTTCCGGCGATGCGTGGGTTTACGGCAACGCGTGGGTTTACGGCAACGCGTGGGTTTACGGCAACGCAGAAGTTTTCAATACGAGGCATTTCTTTGTACAAGGACCGATCGGGAGCCGGGATGGATATGTTACATTTTACAGGACTAAGGATGATACGATAGGGGTAAGATGTGGCTGCTTTTCGGGAAGCCTCCAGAAATTTGTTGATAGAGTGGAGGAAACACATGGAGGCAGTAGATACGAAAAAGAATACAAGATTGCCGCGGAACTGGCAAAAGTATGTATCCGTCTGGAGGGGGAAAGCAGATGATCTGGGTAAATGAAGGACGCGACCAGGAAGCCAGAGCCATCCTGGAACTGGCCGGGATTGATTCGGACAAGTACCGGATCTGGCACCATAACAGCATCTATGTGCATGCAATAAATGAAGAGACGAAAGAATCGGTGATCGTTGAGAAAGCGACACTCGAGGTAGTAAAAAGTCCCGGTGCTTTGGCGGGCGATCCGGGACACAAATAAAAAGACAACTACAGTATAGGGCAGAGAGACTGAAAATTCAAGTATGAGCTATACAATCATTG